TTTGCGTGGGAATCCTCGAATACATCCCGCGCATACGGGGTCAGGGCAATCCTATCGGCCAGCGCTTCCGGCTGTTCCCGCAGCACAGAAAAGAAATTCACAATATCCCCGTCAATGTCGTTCACCGTCTCTATGGCAGATGGCGGTTTATTGAACAGCACAGCCCCGGAACCGAAGAACGGCTCTAAGTACGATCTGTGCGGCGGCATCAAGGACACAATCTCCTTTGCCATACCCCACTTTGCACCGGGGTAGTTCAGTAGCGTGTTCATGTGTCTTCACTCCCCAAATAATTCCTGTTCCCGGCTTTCCTCGAAAGCGGCGTCCTCGTCTTTCTCCGGCGCTGCCTGTTCCTGGATCCAGCTGGGATAGCCGGTGCGCTGGATCCATTCGATTTCCGGGTGCTCTAGCATGGCGGTTCCTCCCGCAACACCTTTGCGATGGCCTCCAGCTCTGCCGTTCCCAGCTCGCCGGAGGCACCCTTGGGGATCTCCTGCTTTCCTGGCCCCGGCGCCCACTCCCATTGGCGCTCGGAAAGCCATGTGACGGCGGGAGGGACATAGCGGGGGAATTCCTCCGCCCATTGGCCGGACTGCTTCCAGGCAGTCAGCCCCGCCTTGATAGCGGCAACTGTCTCCGGGGTTGGGTTTAATTGCTTCCACGCCTCCCAAGCTTCATCCCGTTTGGATTTTTTGGGATAGTCCTCCCAAAACCGGGTAAAGGAACGGCCTTCAAGGATCGCGGGCTGCTTCTTTTCTTGCTCGCCCTCTATCTCTACCTCTTTCTCTTTCTCATCCTCCCCCTCTTTCTCCCTTGCGGTTTGCTTCCCTGGTGCTTTCTGTTTGCTTCCGCCCTGCTTGCCGCTCTCCGCCTTTTTTCGGGCGGAATCCAAAACGGGCCGGATCAAATCGAAAGCAATCGCCGCCGCATCGGACATGGCGTCCAGGTTGGGCTCCTTCTGGTAGAGGGCATAGGCGCAGATCGCGTCGTAGGCGTCCGCCCGGTCCTGCTTTTTCTTGATCCGCTGCAGGGCCTTATACATGCTTTCGTACATGGTAAACTGCTTTCGGTCATCCAATGGTCTCAGCCTCCTTGATGAATGGGGGGAGGAGCGGGCAAGATACGTTGCCCGTGGGGGTGGGAGAGGGATCGGGAGAGGAACGGGCAAGCCCGTTCCCTACGGGGGTGGGGGATGGGGGCTTCTCTATGTGCTGGTGGAGGAAAACCACCTGACTGTCTGGCCCGGCGTTCTGACTGAGCCAGGCGGTCACCGTCTCCTGGGACATGTGGGCGGCGGCCACGGTGTCCTCATAGGTGAACTGGCCCGCCTCCATTTTTCGCGCTTTCCGCCGCTCCAGCTCGTCCACACGGTAATTGCATTCCACCATGTACAGGTCAAAGCCTGGGGCGGACACGGGGAGGTACTGGGTGTCCGTGGCATAGAGGGCTTTCCCCGGCGCATCTCCGCCGCTTACCTCCACGGCATAGCCGATGTTCTCCACATTGTGGATCAGGTCAAAGGCCTGGATGGTGACGGTCTCGGGGCCGTAGTTCAGGGAAACCGGCCTGTCCGGCTCTGCCAGCAGGATCCGCCCCGGAGATACGCCGCATTTGGTGCAGAGGGGAACCAAGAGGTTCCTCCCGCACACGAACTTGAGCAGGGGGCGATTCCTGTGCAGCTGGCGGATGGTCTGGATCTTGAAATGATCAGCGTGAATATGGGTCAGAAATACCGCCGATACGTCCTTCACCCAGGGCCGCAGCTTCCCGTAGGGGACGCCGCAGTCGAACAGGTATTTCCCATTCAGCACCACGGCGTTGCCCACGCTGCCGGTGGAGATCACGTCACAGGTCATGGAACCGTACCTGCTCCGGCTGGCCCTCCGGTTTGGGATCCGGCTTGCCCTGTTCCGGCTTATCTTCCGGCGCGGCCTTGGGAAGGTCGAAGTAGTCCTCCCGCTTGGCGGTGCCGTCCTTCAGGGCGTTGTAGATCCCGGCAAGGGTCATGCCGTCCATCTCGGTAAAACTGTCCAGCTTGTAGCCCATGTACTTTTCGATGCTCTCCAGAGGGACGGAATAGTACGTTTTGAACCGGTCCGCCATCTTCCGCAGCCGGTCGATCAGCGGCTCCTTATAGGCCTGGGAGAGGGTCTTCTGGCAGGCTTCCATGGCGTAGTCCACCACATCCTTGGGGATCACCGCCAGGATGCAGGCACGCTTGCGGCGGGCGCCCTGGTTGGCCACGTGCTCATAGATGTCCCTGGGGTCGGTGAGCACCTTTTTCCCGGTCTTGGTCTGGATGGCATGGGGAACCGTGAACACCTTGGTATCCCGGAAATTGGTCTCAATGTCCCAGCAGTAGGCCATACAGGTGGACTGTCCCGGCTCCTGGCTCAGCTCCACCACGCCGCACTGGAGGTTCCCCCAGCTCTGGGCCATGGCCTCCGCCAGACGGATGGAGGGACCGGTGACATTCTGGCCGCCCTTGGGATATGTATAGATGGCCTTTTCCGCCAGTCCCCGGCGCTGGCAGCTCTGGGCGATCCGGGCAAGGGCCTGGTTTTCGTCCCGGGGGAAGCGTTTGGCCATGAACACCGCAGCCTGTACCTCCTGGCTCTCCCGGGTGGCAGCCATATCCCGGCCCACACCGGGGGCCACGGCCATACTCTGGCCAAAACCATTGGGCTGCACCAGCAGTTCGTTACTTTCCATTGTCTGTTACCTCCTGATAATCGTAGTGGTTGCCCTCCAGGAACGCTTTCAGTCCCCGGAGCATGGGGACGGTAGCCGTGACCGTAAAGCACACCTTAAATCTCTTCTCCTGCTGTACCGCCTCCGGGGCCTGGGCGGCGATCCGCTTCGCGGCCTGGGCGTCGGCGGCTCTCTGGGCCGCCCATTTTGCCCGGTTTTCCTCCATGATCTTTTTCGCCTGTTTCCGGGCATTGACATTGGAAATGGCAGTGGACAGCTCCAGGGTGCGCTCGAACTCCGCCAGAATGTCGGCACTGTCCTCCATCCCGGCGATCACCGCCAGATCCGCGTCTACCCGATTCACAAAGGCGGCGATCCGCTCCTTGGGCTTTTTCAGCTCCTTCTGGTCCGCCATGGCCAGGGTGACGTGGATCCCCACCCGGTCAAAGGGCAGCCAGCAGATCCCCTTTGCCTGGCACAGCTCTTTAAAATACGCCCGCAGCCTGTCCTCACAGTCCTGCTTGACCGCCGTCTCCACCTGCTCCAGGAAGTCCTTGCAAAGCTGGTTTGCCTGGTCGATGGGGCCGCTGACCAGCGCCTTGTACCGCTGTTCCGCCTCCAGATAGGGCCGCATCACCGCCGCCTTGACCAGTTTGCGCTGGGTCTCCAGCTGGTTATAGTACCGGTTCAGGGTCGCCCGGGCCTCCCGGACGGCGGGAAGGCTCTCCCGGGTCCGGGGCAGGGACTGCACAGTGGCGGTCACTGCGTCCACCCGCTGCTGCAAGTCCACCAGATGGTCCGCCACCACCGCCGGCTGGCGGCACTCCAGGATGGCGGGCAGGTTCTGGTCATGCATGGCTGTTCACCGGGGAAACGGCGGGATCGGGGAAGGAATGGGTTTGCCCATTCCCTACGGGGGCTGGCGGCGCGTCCAGGTGGCCGTGCCCTGCGGGGGAGATTCCCTCAGTCCCGCTTTGCGGGCCAGCTCCCCTTATGAAGGGGAGCCAAAGCTGGGGGGTATCGGGGGAGGAACGGGCAAGCCCGTTCCCTGCGGGGGTGAGAGCGGGCTGCTGCCATTTTAGGGAGAAAATGGCCTCCGCCGGGAAAACCGGGACAATGGCTTTCAGCAGCCCGGCCATGGGATCATCGTTAAACAGGTAGGCCCGCTGCCGGATCCGGCCGATCCTCCCGCCGTTAAAAAACACCATCCCATCCTCGTCAGCAATATGGGCCGGCGCCTGGACAACGGACAGTTTCCCGGCCGTGTCCTCGACCAGGAGCAGATCAAAGTATTCCTCCTGCTTGTTTTGCTCAGCCATACTTATTTCACCCGCTTTCCGTTTTTATATAAATACATTCCATTCCGGGCCATTTCCCGGATCACTGCGGCGGGATATCCCAGGTTCGGCACGTCCCCGGTGCACAGAACATCTTTTCCCCGCCGGATCTCATAGTAGTCCCGGGCAATCGTGTTATTTTGCATTGACTTTTCCTCCTAAATTGGTATAATTGAAATAGTTGATTTTTCCTTGCCGCTTAAGGCCGTTGCCGCGACCTTAAGCGGCGCTTTTTTACGCCAGGGCCAGCACAAAAGACACCGTAACGGCCAGCGCGGCCAGGCACAGCCCGATCATACCCCGGGTGCTGTCCCTGCTTTCGCACGCTTCCATCACCGCAAGCCGCTGGGCCTGCTCCGCCGGAATGATATACCCAACCATCCGCTTGACACCGGCTCGGTAGGGATTGTTATGTACCATGGAAAATACTTCTTCGTTTTCACGGTCAAATTCGCTCATGTTGTCTTACCTCCCTTCTCTGTGATTTTTTCTTATGGCGCGAGGCCGGTTTGAACGGCCTTCTGATGGACATTCAGGAAACCATCTCGTTACCTGCCGCGCCCTATGGGGGGATTCCCTCCGTCCCGCTTTGCGGGCCAGCTCCCCTTATGAAGGGGAGCCAAAGCTGGGGGGTATCGGGGGAGGAACGGGCAAGATACGTTCCCTACGGGGGTTGGCGGCGCGTCTGGGTGGCGTGCCATACGGGGGGCGGGGGGCTAGATGGACACGCCCATGAAGCGGAGGAAGGGGATCCGGGGGATCCGCACCCGGCAGCCGGAGAGGATCACCGGGAAGCCCAGCAGCTCCGGGCGCTGGCGGGCGGTGTCCCGGATGGTCTGGGGATCCGCCGCCAGCACGCCGCAGACCTCCGCTGCGGTGAAGAACTCCCGGTCCACCTTCTGGGTCAGCTCCTGCAAGGTATAGGTTTTCATGGGGAAACGCCTCCTTTCGGTGAAAAATTTATTGAAATGTGGTTGGTTGGAATAAATTGGTTGAAATATTGTGGATTCCGCTGTATGATGGAAATGGATTATTTGGGGAAGAGGGATTTCTGTGGACTATACTGACAAGCAGTATGCTTTTCTGGAACGCTTTAAAAATGGTGCAGTCGCCACAGACTTTACAGATGACGAACTAATGCACCTGTCTTATTTTGAAAAGCAACAACTTCTTTGCCCACGGGTGGATATTCGGGATAATTACTGGGTTCTCACTGAGGAAGGGCAGCGCGTTCTGTATCATCGCCAAAAAGCCATAAGAGCCGCGAAAATCCAGACGCTAGAAAAGATCCAGCAATTGCAAGAGCAAGAATTAATCCGACAAGAGGATATACGTCACGAACAAGAGCAAGAGCGCAAGCGCCTCGACGAGGCCGCGGCTGCAAAAGCTGACCGCGCAGCCGAAAAGCGAGCAGATCACAAATTTCAGATAGCGCTTGCGTTTATAAATTTTGTACTCTCGTTCCTCGCGGGCGTTCTGGTCGAGCACTTTGCCGGAATCGTGGATTGGATTAGATTCGTTTTTTGACATATTTCACCACTTTCTTTCAATTTTTTTGTTGAAAGATCGGGTTTCCCGTGATACGATAAAAAGGAGAATTAGGGGAAGAGGGGTTTTATGGAAAACACTGAGAAGAAGAAAGAACCGGTGTTCGTAAAAATTATTGGAGTTATAATTTCTACTGTATTCATTGCTTTTCTTGCCTTAGATGGGTACACATACTTGATGGGCAGGGTGCATAAAGTTTGTGGTTTTGATGGGGCTTACATTTACGAAGAAGAGGGAACCACCGTTGCTTGTATTTTTGACGATAATGAAATGGTGATGTATAGCTTGGACGGAATTAACTCAAGCCGCATTTCTTATACGTTCCAAGGCTATTATTACAATAAAGGGTTATTTAACAGATTCCTCGATCTAAACGAAAAATGGCTCAAAATTCCCGATGCCGACAAAGCAGGCCATTTCTATGCCAATTGTGAGACTTGCGTTTCTACCAGCGCATGGGGAGATTTTCAGTATATGGATGAAGAGGACATTATAGCTGCTGGCGAGGAAAACGGCATAAACTATTCAAAAACGTTCTATTTTATAGAAACCGGGGATTTGCTCACCTTAATCTCAGCTGCAGACGAAACGTCCTTTAGCATTCCTCTCACCAAAGTCAATGTTTTGACCGGTGACATCGGTGAAACGATTGAAAGCCTGGACATGTTTTGGGAATACAAATTTGGAGAGTAATCAATCTCCCAGCCCGGCCTAAGCGCCGGGCTGGGCTTTCCTTCAAAAAATGATATAATTTTGTCAAATTCGCTTGACAATCGGCTTTTGATGTGAAAATATAGGAATATATCATATCAGGAAGGAGAAATTGCTTTATGCGTGATGAATTAAAGATTGATGCACTCGTAGATATTGTGTGCAAAAACTGTGGGAAGCGCACCACAGTTCCAGCTCTCAAAGTAGAACCTGGAGTTAAATGCAGGCATTGTGGCGCAATTCTTGAAATTGGTATTGGCGAATATGCAGCAAAAGCGGTTATGCTTAATGCAGCAGCGGGCCGAGAAGATGTAAAAGCCGATTAGCCATTATGCGTATCAGGTGCCGCCTCATCGGGTGGCACCTTTTCCGGTGACATGGCCACTGTTTTCTGCAAATTAAACTCTTCAAGTTGATGCAGTTCCAGCAGCGCGTCCGACAGCTGCTCAGCAAGTCGCGCCGACCGCTTTGTCAATTTCTTGCATTTGCGCAATTCCCGCGCTCTTCCCGCAGGCACATAAACCGGGACTCCATGAAACGGGATAATCAGAGCGTTCCCAGACCCCTGAAAATGTTCACCGCGATTGTTTCCGACACTCCATGTGAATGTCCTCTTAAATGGGTTCTTCATTATATCCTCCTTATAACCTGAATTCGAGGTATTTCCCCCATGGATGTTTAATTAATTAAACACTATCCTCAAAAAAAATCTTGTCGACACTGGTCCCCAGCGCCTTGGCGATGTTTACCAGCGTCTTTGTAGTCGAGATTGGCTTTCCGTTTTCAAGAGCGGAAATTGTTGCTCTGCTTACGCCGCTTTTGGCAGCTAATTCTTCCTGCGTCATCCGAAGAGCCTCTCTTGCCTCACGAATCTTATACCCCAACGTGGTTCCCTCCTTTCTGTAAGCGCGGTGTTTAATTGATTACACACTAATATTACACCTTCCTGTTCCTCTTGTCAATAGGGTTAAACAAAAAATGTTTAATTAATTTCACGTTCCCCGTTGACAAACTCAGCATTTCTATGTACAATATATTAAACACTCTTGTAAAGGGGATTTTGATATGGAACTAGGTGATCTCATTCGGAAATATCGGGAATCACATGGCTTTTCGCAGCGACAGTTTGCAAATCTATGTAATCTATCTAATGGGTACATATCTATTCTGGAAAAGGGGATGAATCCGAACACTGGGAAACCCGTCGTCCCCGGACTGCCTCAATTAAAAAAATTGGCTGACGGGATGGGTATAACGATTGATGATCTTTTCAATCAGATTGACGAGATGGAAATTTACATTTCGAAGAACATCCTCCCCATGCCGCCTATGAAGCGCTGGAAGGTTCTGGGGGCCACCGCATGTGGGGACGCGATCCATATTGAATTTGAAAATGAAACCGTCCTGGCCCCTGCCGATATTGACGCCGACTATGTGTTCCGCTGTGTGGGTGACAGCATGGTAGGCGCCCACATCTTTGACGGGGATCTGGTCTTTATCAAGCACGGCGAGGAAGTTCCTGACGGTCAAATCGGCATCGTCCGGGTGGGGGATGAATATATGCTCAAGCGGATCTACCACGGCCTGGACTACCTGGAGCTGCGCTCTGAAAATCCCGCCTATCCGCCAAAGATCATCCGGGGCGAACAGGAAAACGCCGAGATCGTCGGAAGGGCAGTGAAATTTCTTACAAGGGTCGTATAAAAATAAAAATGCCCTCCCGGTGTTGGCGCACCGAAAGGGCTACAGAAACCACCAACCAACCACGATAGGGGCATTCTGTCCATTTATCATAGCAGATTTGCCCCGGAAAGGCAAGGAAAATTATGTCCAATTGCAGAAAATGCCGGGCCGCAATGCCAGAGGGGGCGGCCTTCTGCCCCGCCTGCGGGGCGAAGCAGAACCTACAGAGAAAACCAAAGTCCAGGGGGAACGGCACCGGCTCGGTGTATAAGCTTCCCAACGGGACCTGGATCGCCCTGAAGGTGCTGGGGCGGACCATCGATGAAAGCGGGAGGTCCCACCGGGTGACGGTCTCCAAGTCCGGGTTTAAGACGAAGAAAGAGGCGGTCCTATACCTGCCAAACCTCTCCCAGGAGACCCGGCGGGAGCGGGAGAGATCCATCACCTTTCAGCAGCTCTATGACAAATGGGAGCCGACCCACAGGAAAACCAAGTCCACCATGGACTGCTACCGGGCCGCTATGAAGCATTTCCGCCCCGTCTGGAATATGCCCATGGGGGATATCACCGTGGACGATCTCCAGGAGTGCATGGACGAGTGCACCGCCGGGAAGCGGACCCTGGAGAACATGAAGGCCGTGTGCGGCCTGCTGTACAAGTACGCCATTCCCCGGAATCTGGCTCATCTGAACATGGGGCAGTATCTGGTGGTCAACGGTGCCGCCGGCATCGGCAAAGAGGGCCTGCCCCTGGCGGAGCTGGAAACGCTGACAAAGCATGTACAGGATGTACCCTATGCGAATTACATTGTGGCTCAGTGCTATCTGGGCTTCCGCCCGTCGGAGCTGCTGGAGCTGACCATGGCGAGCTTTGACCGCAATAAGAAAACCCTCACCGGCGGCGCCAAGACGGAGGCGGGGAAAAACCGGGTGGTCACCATCTCCCCCAAGATCCAGCCAATCATTGACCAGCTGACGGCCAATAAAATAGCCGGTCCCATCTTCTGCGGGCCGGACGGGGCCAAGCTGTCCATCGAGGAATACCGGGAGCACTTCTACGAGGCCCTGGAAAAATGCGGGATCGACAATCCCATCACCGAAATAAACGGCGTCAAGCGCCGCAAGTACACGCCCCACAGCTGCCGCCACACCTTCTCCACTCTGATGAAAAACGTTCAGGCTCCGGACAAGGACAAGCTGGCTCTGATCGGTCACACCAGCACCGAAATGCTCAGGCACTACCAGGACGTGGATCTGGACGGCCTGCGCCGGATCACGGACGCGATATAGCACCGCAATCAAAAGCCGCCCCGGATCAAGGGCGGCTTTTGCTATTTCTCCCACTGCCTTTTCTCGATATCCATAACGGATTCCAGGCCGGGGCGCTGCTTTTGCAGGTCATGGAACCGGGCAATGGCCTTGCGGCGGTCCTTGCCGGAGTAGGTTTCCCGGAGTTCCTGGAGCTTGGTGCCGTCGGAGTGGGTTTTGGTGATGGTGACGGTGTATTCGATGCTGCCCCGCCAATGGGGATGGCGTTCCAGCTTCAGCAGGCGGGTATAGGGCATGGTCTCCAGCTCGCCATACCGGGCGGCCAGGGCCTGGCGGTAGTCTTTCAGGTCCGCTATGACCCGCTCTAGCTGCTGGATCGCTTTGGCGGCGTCCTTGTCGCGGTAGGCGATCTCTCCGGGGGTGGTGAGCTTGCGGGGGTGTTGAATGTAGATATAGGGACGGACCTCGGCGCTTTCCTGCTCGGAGCCGTAACGGTTGAGAAGGTCGTGGTAGCTCATTGTATTTTCTCCTCCAGTTCTGCTATCGTGCTTCTAAAAACAGGAACAAGGGCGCTGTCTGGAAAATTCGCTATGTACTCTTCCAGTTCTTCAATCTGGTCGATGGTCCGCTCTTCGTTGAGAATATTCCATTCTATCATGTGCGGCCTCCTTAATAGAGCTGGAGGAATGCCTGGATGATTTCATCCCGTAAGCCTGCCGGGTGATTTTCCGGGCAATGGTCGGCGCTGGTGCGGTAGTGCACGCCATCTGTGCGAAGGAAAATATCGATTTCCTCGACGCGTCCGGAATCAAGGCGGAGCTTCATGTAAATGTGTCCGCCGTTGGTGTGCTCTGCTATTTTGTATACCATGGTCATATTCCTTCCTTGTGGTGGGCCGGTTGCCCGGCCCGAAATGTGTTACTGCACTTCCTGGAACTGACGGACGTACATGTGATTTGCAATTTCTGCACCATTGTCGGAGGTAATGCTCCAAATATCGCTTAAGGCTGCACCAATCTCAATAAAACCGTTGCTTGTTTTGGCGGTGGCTTCAATCCACACATCAAGATCTCTTGTGTCATCTCCGTAAGCATCCCAAACCCGGCAATTCTTGCAGATCTCGGCGGATGCCTCATAGACCTTAACGCACCAATTGTAATCATTGGAGCCAACTGCGTCTATGGCGATTTTGGCATAGTCGGCAGGGGACATGCCGTCTTCTCTGCAATCAGAAATAATCTTCCGGGCAATTGCTGCTTCTTCCAAGGTGATATACCGCCTGGATTCCTTCGTGATGATAACTTTCATTGTCAGCACCCCCTCTCAGGCTTCCAGGGCGTTGGCCCCGGAAGCGGTGAAGGTCTGAGAACCGTACTTCATGCGGATCTGGGACATGGACTTCTTGCCCCGGCTCCAGTGGGCGCCGTCTTCCTGGTGGCGCCAATACCACATTCTCTTGGAGGAGGACCACCGGCACCCGGCGGCCTTCAGATCCTCCTTGTGGGGGCGGGTGTCGCCGCTGATCCACAGCCAACAGCCGCACAGCTCCACCGTCAGGCCGGGGATCCGCAGAAGGGCGGAAATGATGTTGATGAACTCCTCCGGGACCTCGGTGGTCTGGTGGGCTTCGTCATGGCTGGCGTTGTGCTGCTTTTTCAGCAGCTCGAAACGCTGGGAATACTCTGCATTGATGGCGGCCATGGTGGCGTTGTCGCCGCCGTGGTCGGGGTGGTTCAGAGCAGCTAAACGGCGGTAGGCTTTCTTCAGCTCGTCCAGGGTGTGGCAGTTTGCAAAATACATAAAAATATCCTCCTTGACTTTGTGGGCCAGGGAGGGTAAAATAATTGTGCTCCCTGGTTTCGTGGTTGTTATCGGGTGGGCGTTTCGGGGAAGTGCTGGTAACACTTTTCCGGGATCCTCGGTGGGTGCTGGTAACACCTGCCGGGGATTTTTATTTCTCCCGGTTCAGGGTGGTAAGCCCTGCCCGGAGTAGTTCACGGACTGTTCCGGATTTACTGTCTGCCTTGGTTAGAAGCTCGTATAGCTCCGGATCCTGGTTGCGGTTGATCTTAAGACCAATTTTGATTACATTTTCGGCCTCCCATCGGGTTTTGCTCGGGTGGTCTGCCATTGACAATCGCCTCGCTTTCGTGGTATAATAGACCCAGAGGTCGCCGGGCAAGGCTCCCGGCTCCCTCGCTCCTAAGTTCCGCATGAGTTGCTTTGTCAGGGCTCGCTCATGCGGGCTTTTTTATTTGGTGGGAATCGCTTCCCGGATAATCCGGGCGGCGTCTTCCGCATCCTTGGCGGTTGCTTCAACGAGCTTTGCGAGCGTTTCCAGAAGCACAGCCAACTCTGCATTTGTCATACCGTCCAAATCCTCACTTCCTTTCAGAGGGGCTTTCGCCTCGCCTTGTAGCTCTTGCGTGGCTTCATGATATCATGGGATATCCCATATGTCAACCCCCAATTTCTATTTTTTTCAAAATATTTTTCCTCCCTACATCGGCGGGCGCTCCCTCTGCCGACGCGCTTATATTGTATGTTTTTTGCCGCCCCTGCCGTTATTCCGGCGGGGGCTTTCGTTTTGCTGGGCGCTGAAATACAAAAAGGTAGCGGGGTTGACTTTTGAGTGCAGATATAGAATAATATATTTATAAGATTCTTGAATTTTAGGAGGCGGTTTTGTGGCTGGAAATCAGGATTCCGGGCGGGTTTTGGCATTTAAGCTATCCGATAAGCAGCTTACAAAAGCTATTGAACAGTACAAGGCCGACTTAGAGGCTGAGAAGTTCCCCCGGGCATCCTGGCCCCACTTCTGTGCAAGACTGGGCTATACCGAAAAGGAAGTGGAACAGGTCATTGCAAGGGGCGAGGAGGTAAAAGGTGCATACTATGAACGGGCGATCATGCTGCAAAGGATGCTCACCTGGATCCGGGGGGAGATGCTGTCCGGAGCTGGGTGGTCCGGGCAGAACCAGACAAAAGCCATATTTGCCCTGAAGCAGGAGATGGGCGATGGCATGGCCTACACTGACGGTAGAGGGAAGCAGGCAGGCCCCACAGAGGTGCGGGTGGTCTTCGGAGGCGGCGATCCCAGGGCAAAGCGGGCCGGGAAATAGGCCAACGCAACCAAATATCTATTTTGTTGCGTTCAAATGCTGTTTTTTCCTTGATTTTGGGTAATCATTGGGCAAAATGACAGATAAAGTTAGAATAACCCGTAAATTCCACCATACATGGACAATCCAATGGGAATCACAGCCAGCGGCAGGGGAGTGCCTGGCCTAGAGCAATAAGGCCCCTGGCGAGTTTTGTAATGTTCTATCAATCAGTAGGCAATTCTTGAAGTACCCCCCGGGGGGTAGCGGAAAAGCGGGCGTGTCCGGCTCACCAGGTATAGATATATGCGGCACATCCACGGCTTGGTCCCCTTGGCGACCCGAAAACTAATCAATGCGACTATATTTATATCTTGGATATATGATATCTAAGGCTCCTATAGTAATCTAAAATATCTATAAATCTTTATATATAATTATATATAATATATATACAATTAGTAGCACGCATTTCAGCGCCTTGGAGCTGAGAGGGGGTGCCACAAAAAAGGGTGGGGGTGTTTTGAAATGGCTGATTCAGAAAATAAAATAAGCCAGTGTAGCGCAACGGGTGGCGCGCTGTCCGGAGGGGACAGAGGGAGTTGGTTCGACCCCAACCACTGGCCCATAAAATGTGATGAACGGGGATTCCTCCGCTGTCCCAGCTGTGGGATGAAAACCAAGGTCAAGGTCCTCCCAGGGACGGAGCTGAGACAATTCCCACTGTATTGCACCTGGTGCAAAAAACAAACCATCATTGACTATCATCACGCCGGAGCCTGAGCGCCAGAGCGGACACATGAAACGTGTCTACTCTGGCGCATTCTTTATTTTCAGGAAAGGAGCATCCCATGGCGGCAAGCAGAAGCAGAGAGCAGACCCAGTTCGTGGAAGCGGATATGGGACGGCCAAACTCGGAGCCGCAATGGAGATTTTTCCTGAGTACAGCAAAGTACACCTGCTACGGTGGGGCCAGAGGCGGCGGCAAGTCCTGGTCTGTGGTGCGGAAAGCATCATTGGGGGCTTATAACTATCCCGGTATTCGGATCATGATCATCCGCCGGGAATATGGAGACATGGAAGGGACCATCATTGACCCCATGCTGAAAATCCTGGCCCCCGGGTCCTATCAGTATAACAAGTCTGAACACGTCATAACCTTCACCAACGGTTCCAAGATCAAGTTTGGCAATATGCCAGGATATGACGCCACCGTAATGGGCAAGTACCAAGGCCAGGAGTACGAATGGCTGTTCATCGACGAAGCAACCCAGTTCTTGGAGACGGAATTCCGGGGATTGGCCGGTACGGTTCGTGGCGCAAATAAAATTCCCAAGCGGGTTTATCTGACCTGCAACCCCGGCGGTCCTGGACACTTCTGGGTCAAGCGGTTATTCATCGACCGGCAATTTAAGGATGACGAGGACCCGAAGGACTATGTATTCATCCCGGCTACAGTGGATGACAACAAGGACCTGATGGATGCCAACCCGGACTATGTCAAGCAGCTGGAGCTTCTTCCGCCGGATATCCGGCGGGCCCACCGGTTCGGTGACTGGAACGCCCTGGCCGGTGTGTATTTCGATGAGTTCAAGGACGGCCTTCACACCTGCAAGCCCTTCCCCCTGAAGCCCAACTGGCAGCGCTACCGGGCTATGGACTATGGCCTGGATATGTTCTTCTGCGTCTGGTTGGCGGTGGATGAAACCGGGCGGTGCTATTGCTATCGGGAATTTGCCCAGAGCAATATGCTGGTATCGGAGGCAGCCAGGAAGCAGCTGGAGTTGACCCGCCCGGATGAGAGGATTGATTTCACCATCGCGCCTCCGGACATGTGGGCCAGGAGCCGGGAGACCGGCAAAAGCCAGGCGTCCACATTCGCGGAGAATGGCGTGGGGCTGCTCAAAGCGGACAACAACCGGAAACAGGGCTGGTCCGCGCTGAAAGAGCTGTTCAAGATCCGGGAGGACGGAAAGCCGGGGCTGATCATCTTTGATACCTGCAGCGCCCTGATCGACTGCATTAAGTGCTTGCAGCATGACAAGGTGGATCCCAACGACGCCAGCAAGACACCCCATGAGATCACCCATGGCCCCGATGCTTTGCGTTATTTCGCACAGACCTACGTCCTCCCTGCCGAGCGGGAACGGGAAGAGGCCCCGGAAGAGGATGACGATAACCGGATGGATTACCACACGGCAATGTGCGGCGGGGTGATTACCCAGAGCTATATTCAAGCGTAGAAATTTGCGCCCTACCATAGGCGTGGATATACGGCCTACCAGAGCCGATTTTGAAAGGAGTACACCACCATGGAAACGACGGAAGAAAGCTACGAGGAGTTTTTCAGCGCCCTTGACGGTGAGGACGGCAACCAGACCGACACCCAGGAGGAAGCGGAAACCGTAGACACCCAGGAAGAGTCTGCACAGGATCACCAGAAAGCCCAGGAGCAGTCTGACAGCGGCGAAACTGCCGAAAACGAACAGGAGAGTGGAGCGGAGGAAGTCACCGGGAAGGACGGCGAGAAGGGCAATGACGGAGATCCTGAGCAGACGTTCACTATCAAGGTGAACAAAGAAAGCAAGAATTTGACCCTTGCGGAAATGACCGAGCTTGCCCAGAAGGGGGCGGACTATGACCGCACCAAGGGCCAGCTGGAGGAAAGCCGCCAGACAGTCCAGTCCCTGCAATCCCAGCTGAATGAACAGCAGGAATACATGGACGTGTTGAAGCTCATTTCCGAGCAGAGCAATATGCCCATTGCCCAGCTGGTGGAGCAGCTCCATATCAACATGTTAAAAGGCCGTGGCATGAGCGACGCCGAGGCCAAAGCGGAGATTCGGGCCGCCAAGGCGGAAAAGGCGCTTTCTGTCGTGCGGGAACAGCAGAACCGGAGAAAAACCGAAGAGGACGGAAACGCCGCACGGGCCCAGCGGGAGGTTGGGGAGTTTCGGAAACAGTTCCCGGATGTGGAGCTGACCCAGGAGCTGTGCGAAAAGCTGGCACCGGATATTCAGGCGGGCATGACCATGGCAAGCGCCTATCTGAAGATGGAAAATGCCCGGCAAGCGGCGGAAATTGCCGATCTGAAGCGTCAGCAGACAATTGCTGCCCAGAACCAAAAAAACAGAAATCAGTCCCCCGGCAGCCAGCGGGATTCCGGCGGCCAGCGGACGAAGACCGATTTCGATGAATTTATGGCGGCTTTCCAGTAAGCCGCAGAAGCCAGAGCCGAAGCGCCAGAGCATCCACAAATTGGGTGTTCCGGCGCTTTTTGGATTAAGGAGGATATTTAGGAAATGGCAACGATTCATTTTAGTGAAAAGTACAAGCAGGCCCTGATGAGGGGTTTTGAAGAGAAGTCCGAGACGGATTCCATGTTCTCCCATGACCTGGACATGGAGTTCTCCGGCGTCAAGACAGTTCATGTGACCAGTCTGAAGACCGAGAAGATGCAGGACTACGACCGTTCCAAGGCCGTGGGCACTGGAAGCCGCTACGGCGAGACCAAGGAAGTGGGCGACGAGGTTCAGACCTTTACCATGACCCAGGACAAGTCTCTTTCCCTGTCCATCGACAAGGGCAACAACGCTGAGCAGTTCAACATGAAGAAGGCCGGTGCTGTGATGAAGGCTCACCGGGACGAGCAGATCGTTCCCGAGGTGGACAAGTACCGGCTGAAGAAGTGGGCTGCGGATGCCGGCATCCACCGGGAGCTGGCTTCCGAGCCCACCAAGAGCAACATCGTTTCCCAGATTATCGAGCTGCACAATGATCAGCTGGACGCGAAGGTTCCAGACCAGATCATGCTGACCATCGCCCGGAAGTATATGCCCGCGCTGAAGCTGTCCACCGAGTGGGTGGGCCTGGATTCCCTGGGCGGCAAGACCCTGCCCAAGGGCACCCTGGGTGAGTTCGACGGGATGCCCGTCAAACCCATGGCCAACAAGAAGATGCCGGAGGGCGTTCCCTTCATGCTGACCTTCAAGGGTTCCATCATTTCTCCCATGAAGATCAACGATTTCAAGGGTCACACGGATCCGCCCGGCCTCAGCGGTGATCTTCTGGAGTTCCGGATGATGTATGACGCCTTTGTCCTGGGCAAGAAGGCCAACGGTGTGGCTGTGGGCTGTCTGCCGGGTACCGTGGTCAAGACACCGGCCATCTCTGTAGCCAGTGGAAAAGCGACCATTACCAGTACCACGGATGGCGCAACCATCTACTACACCACTGATGGCTCCGATCCCCGGTACTCCGTGGAGGCCAAGACCTATACCGCCGCTGTCGCCGTGAAGAAAGGCGACCAGCTCCGGGCCTATGCCGCCAAGGATGGCATGTTCCATTCCGGCGTAGCCGAAATGGATATTGAAGCCAACCCATAAGGGGCGAAAATCGCCCCTTCCCATAAAAGGAGTGAGCATATGCAGATGATTTCCCTGATTCTCAGTTGCTTAGCACTTTTGGCCACGGGAGCCGCTTTCGCCTTGATTGTGCGGGAGAAAAAGCGCGGTAAAGAGCGTTGGGCTGCCGTTCTCCAGTATGCGGATACTGCGGCGAAAGATGCGGCATCTGTGCTGGCTTCGCAGATTGAGGAACGTATTCACAATATAGAGGGGCAGAGTGGGCTAATTCTGAATCGCGTACAAGCCCTGGAGGGGGGCACGGTGCCGGACTATGAGCGGGCAAAAGCCGCCGCCAATGCCGTCAACGATTTTAACCAGGGTCTGACCAATATTCTGAATTATGATCCCTTGACGATGCTGCGGAAGTGCCGGGATCAGGAGGGCAAGTAATGGCGAGAAAGCAGAAAATCCCCACTCACGAAAAGATCCAGGCCCAGTATGAAAAAGCCTATTCGTTTAATCAGCAAATCGGGCTTTACGATACGGTAAAGGTCAACGAGGATTTTTTCATTGGGAACCAGTGGGAGGGAGTGGAGAGCAATGGTCTCCCTACACCCACGTTTAACTTCCTGAAACAGGTGGTTCTGTTCCAGGTTGCCACCATCACAAGTGACAACCTCGCGATGAAAGCATCCCCCATGCCCTCCATTGTGCCGTATACACAAAAAGAAATGGAGCAGATCACGGATATCATCTCTAATCAGTTTGCGGCGATCATCGAACGGAACAACATTGTTGCAAAGACCCGGGAGTTTTTGCGCAATGCAGCGGTGGATGGGGACGGCTGCATGCACTTCTACTTTGATCCCACCGTGGAAAACGGCCAGGATGTCAAGGGGGAGATTCTGGCGGAGCTGATCGAAAATGTCCGGGTGATGTTCGGGAATCCCAATTGCCGGGATGTGCAGCGGCAGCCTTTTATCATCATCCCCCGGCGGGAGCTGGTGGAGGATGTGCGTTACCGGGCGGAGCAGCTGAAGGAAGCCGGGATGTGCAAGATCGAGGATGTGGACAGCATCACGGCGGACAGCGAAAAATTCCAGAACCAGTATGACAGCTTCACCGACGACAAAGTGACAGTTCTGACCTATTATTTCCGCAACCGGGACACCGGAACCATCTGGTGCATGGAGGATACAGAGAAAGGGATCCTCCGGGAAGCCTATGACACCGAATATACCATGTATCCGCTTGTGTGGATCAACTGGGACTATATTCACGACTGCTACCACGGACAGGCCATGATCACAGGACTGCTTCCTAACCAGAAATTCATCAACAAAGCCTATGCCATGGTCATGCTGTCTTTGATGACCACGGCCTTTCCCAAAATCGTTTATGACCGGAATAAAATCCGCAGCTGGGACGGAAGAGTCGGCACCGCTGTCGGTGTGGCGGGAAGTGTGGCGGATGTGGCGAAAACCATTGACGGTGCTTCGGTGAATCCTCAGATTGCCCAATTCCTGGAACTGGCAGTCAAAATGACTCGGTCCTTTCTGGGTGCTTCCGATGTCGCCATGGGCGACAGCCGCCCGGACAACACCTCGGCCATCATTGCCTTGCAGCGGGCCGCCAACACACCCATGGAGCTGACCAAGCAGAACCTTTACAGGTGCATTGAGGATATGGGGCGGATCTGGCTGGACATGATGGCAGTCCGCTATGGCATCCGAAAAGTGGAAACAAAGCTGTCCCTGGATAAGCCGGGGGAGCAGCCCCTGGGAATGAATCTGCCTGTACAGCCATTCCTGGTCGATTTCGATTTTGCGGCTCTGAGAAAGATCCAGGTCGGGATCAAGCAGGACGTTGGTGCCAGCTCTTACTGGTCCGAAATGGCTTCTATGCAGACGTTGGACAATCTGCTGATGAATCATCTGATTACCCCGGTGCAATACATTGAGCGTCTGCCCAGCGGCTATATCACCAAGAGAGAAAACCTGCTGGCTGAGATGCAAGCGGCATCTATGGCGGCACGTCCCGGAGCTGGCACTGCCCCGGGGACCGGCATAAGCACAGAGGCAACATCTGAGCAGATGTCCATAGCTGGTGGGAGCGGAAATGGTGCGCTCCAGCGGGCGCTCAATAGAGAGGGGGCATAAACAATGGCGATCCCCAAGTTTCTCTCTGACCTGAATATTATTGCAAAGCTGGGGGATTACCCAGGGTCGGATGACAATCTGTCTACAGACCAGTTTAAAGCAAAGTTTGACGAAGCGCCTCTGTTGATCCAGAAATACATCAATGATGTTTTGATCCCCAATTTGGATCAATTGGTGGATGTTCAGGCATTGATCAACGCGATCCTGGACAGCACCTTAACCGAACCGGGCAAAGCCGCAGACGCAAAGGCCGTTGGAGACATAATTCGAAAGCTGCAGGAACGTCTCAGGCGTGTGGAAGATTCGACGCCGACCTTTGTTCGGACGATTGTGCATCTGCCTGTCAGCGGCTGGAGTGGAAATATCCAGACTGTGGCTGTGGCGGAGGTAACTCCAGGCGCCCGCATTTTGGTTTCGCCGGATCCGACTGGCACTGGATATCAAGCCTATTTGGAAAATGGCGTCCGGTGTACTGGGCAGGGTGACGGGAGCCTGACATTTCAATGCGAGTGTACACCGGATATTGATTTGTCTGTAAATATTGAAATCTCCAAGTAGGAGGATGCCTATGACGATCATGCAGGGAGATTCCTATACGATCTATCTAAATCTGACGCAATCCGGGGACACTTTGACCCCTGATCTCGTGGATGACCTGGAAGTTTATATAGGAGAAACGCTGCGGAAAACCTTCTCGGCGGGCAGTGTCTTTTTTGACGCGGAGTCTGGGATTTGGTCTATCCGTCCGACCCAGGAGGAAACAATGGCGCTGGAGGAGGGATCCCATGAAGTAACCGTTCGCGTAAAATATAAAGGGCAAGTCCAAGCTGACGTCATGGGCATTGTCATTGGGAGGATTCGCGTACAGGCGTGTGTGAGTAAGGAGGTGCTGTAATGAGCAAACCGGATACGGACCGCTTTACCCCATGTTTGTCCGGTAATCTGCCGGGGCAGCTCATTATCAAGGTGCAAGAGACTGTACCTGCTTACAGTGGCCCCTATGCGGTGGTTCCCACTGTGGGTGGAAAGCGGATCGCAACAGCGGGAATGCGCTTAGAGCGGGATATCGTGGTTAAACCCATCCCTTATGAGAGTGCAGAAAATGAAGCCGGCGGGGATACCGTCTATATTGGAAATGTGCAGATCCAGGGGGGCGGAGAGAGTGGGGAAGTCCCTGCCTATGACGGGCCCTATGCGGTGATCCCGACGGTGGGCGGAAGCAGTCTGCCTACGGCGGGGAAGCGGATGG